AAAATCAAATAAATCTAAAATATTAAGTATGTTAGGTGATGAATCACAAGATTTTGATGATCTTTTTGATGTTAATAAGGCACAACAGAATATTTATGAAGTAGAGAATAAACTCAAAGACATATTAAACGACTAATTATGGCAACATTCGGGAACATTAAAAATAAGATTTTAGTTAAATTGACTGAATCATATGGTAAAAAGGATTTTAAAAATAACCTTAACACATATTTTAAACCTATAACTAAAAATGATACACTCAAAGAGATGTATTCATTATATGAGGAATTGGAAGGTAAAACTTTTGAAGATAAAGAAACCGCAACACTATATGTTGAGGAACTATCAAGAATTTTAAAGGAAAAGACTTCTGAGATACAAACAGATTTAAATCAATTAAATGAATCCTTATCTAATGTAGAATCTAAAAGTAATGATTTATACGAAAGTATTGATTCTTTATCTACACCAGATAATTTAAGTAATATCTCCGATAAGGTTATTGCTAAAAAATATTTAGTTGAACATTTAACAAAAAATAAAACTAACGAATCACTTACTGTAGATGAGGGGGTTAACGAATCATTACTAAATTCTGTCTTAGTAAATAACTTTAATGTTAGTTTTGATAAGACATTAAATGAAGAAGAAAAAGGTAGATTAAAAAACATACTATCCCTTAACCAAGAAGATTTAGAAACTAAATTTGAAGAGATAACAGAAAGTATTAAAGGAAAATTAGATTCAATAGTAGAATCGGACGCAGAGTTTAAAACGAAATCTATTGAGGTTAAGACCGAGATTAATGAAATGACTCAAAGTAAGTATAACTTATACAGATTAGAAGAGTTATTAAATAACTTGTCAGAATAATATTCCTTTACGGCAGCTACCTTAGAGGTGTAAATCCCTGTTTTTGATACATCAAAGTCTCAAATGGGGATTTTTTTATTGCTCGTTTTCGTCTTTCAGTTTCTGTATATACACCGCCTTTTGTTTTTGTAGTCTTTTTTTGACGGATGGTTTAGTGAATTGTTTATTCTCTCTGAGTTTATTGATTTGTTTTACGTTTCTTACTTTTCTACGCAATTTCTTTATCGCTTTCTCAATACCACCTTTGTCTACTTTTATTATTAGCATATATAATTTTGTATATTAATAAATATACTAGAAAAATTTGTTTTTCCAAAGAAAATTACTTATATTTTATTAAACACCATTAAAAGATTATAATAATGAATTAAATGAAACTAGGACGTTACATCCCATTAGGGGATCACAAAAACGTTAAGATTGGATATGGGACGATAAACCATAAAAACTTAAAGACAATTTACCTCTCTTTAAACTCTTGGTTAGAACCCAAAGAAATATGTGAGGATTACGATGCAATATTAAGATCGTCGAAAAACAAAATAAAAAGATTAGTACACAATTTAGGTCACGGACTTTTTAGATCAGAATCGATTGTTGATTTAGATGTAAGAACTAAAGGTATAAAAAAAGAAAAGAGATCTTTTATGAATTTAGAAGTTACTCTATACACGTTAAAACAAGTAAACGTAAAGGATAAAGACTTGAAAACAGACATGTATGGTTTACTATGTGAGATCATAGATACTTGTTTAGATAACGAATTATTATACAATTTCCACAAAAAGAAAAAATAAGTCCGTTTTCCATGTATTTATAGTAATAAAACTACAGATACATGAAAGTATTAGGACCAAAAGAAACAGGTAAAGGAATATTAATAGAATATGACGCGGGATTTATTTCTCCCAAAGAGAATAAAAGTGTTATATCAGAAATGAAGGGAATTGATTTCTCTGAAGATATTATCCTTTACGCTGTTCTACAGAAATATGATACTCCGAATAAGAACGGAAGAATCTATCCAGAGAGATTACTCAAAAGAGAGATGGAAAAGTATCAAGAAATAATTGATAAGGGTTCAGCGTTAAATGAACTAAATCATCCATCATCTTCACTTATAGATTTAGATAGAGTTTCACATACGATCACCGAGACTTGGTGGGACGGTAAAATTCTTATGGGAAAAATTAAATTACTTCTTTCACCTGGTTGGAAAAAATCGGGTATTGTAAGTACTAAAGGTGATCAAGCCGCAATGTTATTAATGAACGGTGTTACCTTAGGTATATCATCAAGGGGAGTTGGGTCTCTTAAATCGGTTAAAGGTCAGAATATAGTACAGGAGGACTTCGAATTGGTTTGTTTTGATTTAGTATCATCCCCATCAACACCTGGCGCTTATGTATTCCAAGATCCAGGAGATAGAGAAAAGTACGAAGAATCCATTGAAGAACAACCTATTGTAGACGAGAGAATGAGTAAACTTATGGGTAATCTGAATAGTTTCTTATCTAAATAATAAACTTTTCTTTGATTACTATATCACAAAAGTAATTTTTTCTTAATTAACAAGTATTTATTATTAAACTATAATATACAAATGAGTAAAAAATCCATTTTAGAACAAGCATTGCTTCAAGTACAAGATCTTGAAGAGGCAGTAAAGGCAAACGCAAAAGGTATACTTGCTTCAACTATGAAGGAAGAACTAAACGATGTCCTAAACGAATCTATGGAACAAGAGGAAGTTGAAGGTAACGAAACTCCTATAACAGAAGACGAACAAGATATGCCAATCTCGGAACAAGGAATTGAAGACGAGGAAGGAAATGATGACGAAACTTCGATAAACGACGAGCCAGCAGACGACGTTGATCCAGACATGGAAGATGAAGAGGGTGAAGACGAATCAGACGACGAATTATCAATAGATGATGAGGACGAAGATTTTTCATTACCAATGGATTCTGAAGAAGAAGGAGAAGACGAAGTACTTGACATGACCGACGCATCTGACGATGAAGTCCTAAAGGTATTCAAATCAATGAAACCTGAAGACGGAATTGTTGTGAAACGTGACGGTGATAATGTTGAACTCGAAGACGGAGACGACGAATACATCATCAAATTAGATGACGAAGAAAGTGAAGTCGAAGAAGAATACAACGAAGAGGTATCTGAAGAAGAAGTTGAGGAATCAGAAGTATCTGAGACCGATATGGAAGAAGAGGTATCTGAAGAAGAAGTATCTGAAACTGATGACACTGTCTACGAAATTGAATTAGAAGACGTATCCGAAGAAGAAGTCTCTGAAGAAGAAGAAGAAGTTTCCGAAGAGGAGGTATCTGAAGAAGAAATTGACGAATCAGAAGTATCTGAGGAGGAAATGGAAGAAGAAGTCTCTGAAGAGGAAGAATCTCATGAAGAGGAAGTCGACGAAGCTGCAAGAACAAAATCCAATGTACATGGTGACAAGGGAGGTGCTAACAGAGCCGGTATTAAGTCTAAGACTAAATATAAGGCAGGTGCAATCAACGAAGAGGTTGAAACTTTAAAGAAACAAAACGGTGAATATAAAAAGGCGTTAGTTTTATTTAAAGAGAAACTAAACGAGGTTGCTGTGTTTAACGCTAACTTGGCATACGCTACAAGATTGTTCACAGAACATTCGACAACTCGTCAAGAGAAATTAAATATTTTGAAAAGATTTGACTCTGTCACTTCTTTAACAGAATCTAAATCCACTTATAAAGTAATAGAAGGTGAATTAGGTTCAAAACAAAATGTTACTGAATCGGTTGCAAAATCAATCGTTTCAACTCCGACATCATCCTCATCTCAAGAAGTACTTTCAGAAACAAAAGCATACGAAAGTCCACAGTTTAAGAGAATGAAAGATTTAATGTCAAAATTATAATAAAATAAATAAAAAAACTAAAACTCAAATTTAAAATGGGAGCATTATTAGAATCAGGTATGGTTGGTAACATCGGGTTAAAACACCTAAGAGTTATCAAAGAAGATACCATCAAAAAATGGGATGACCTAGGTTTCTTAGAGGGACTTAATGGACATCAAAAAGATAACATCGCTCAGTTGTATGAAAACCAAGCGTCTTATCTAATTAACGAAGCTGCTGTGTCTGACTCATCAGGTTCATTCGAAACAGTTGTTTTTCCAATCATTAGAAGAGTATTCTCTAAATTATTGGCAAACGATATCGTTTCTGTACAAGCTATGAACTTACCAATTGGTAAATTGTTCTACTTTGTACCTAAAATTGCAGAAAGAGCTGGCGGTACTGGTCATACAGCACCTTACGCATCTCCAGGTCAAGACGCAAACGGAGACTTCACAGGGACTAACCTTTATGATAGATTTTATGAAGAAGGTGATGACGCTGCAGAAGGTATCTACGATTACTCAAAAGGTAAATTTTCTGTACAAGATTTAGCAGGATCGGCAGTTGTAGTATTTAACGAAGGTATTGCTACAGATGCTGGTACTATGGCAGCAGGAGAACAATCAAGTGTAATTGTTAAGTTTGGAGGATTCTCTAAATTAGGATCAGGTAAACTTGCGGGACCTAACGGTAACGAAATGGATACTGAAGAATTTTTGGCATCATTAGATATCAAAAACTCGGCTATTAAGGCTGGTAACTTACCTTTTAACGTTGTAACTCAGAAATACGGAAGTGGTATTGTTGAGTACGGTGCTAAAGGAACAGGTGCTGCAGGTGGTCAATATCCAGATATCGTTGATAAAGATGGTGTAATCTACTTACAGAT